CATTTAGGTCAATTCATATCATTGCAAGGTTCAGGTGTGATCAGTCGCCTACGCAATCAGGTAGTCGCTACCTTCCTGGACAAAACCACAGATGAGTGGTTATTACAAATTGACACCGATCAACGCTTTACAATCCCAGACTTTAAAAAGTTAGTTGCATCTGCGGATGACAACCATCTGATTGTGTCAGGTGTTGTACATGGAGCTTGGGAGCGTAATGAGGTCTATCTTGAGCCAGTGCCTTGCATCTTTCGCCAAGGTAAGGATGGTGGGTTATACGCTGTACATGAGTATCCAGATGATAAACTGATTGAGATTGACGCATGTGGCACAGGGGCAATCTTGGTACATAGATCCGTCATGGAACGCTTCCGGAAAGAAGCTGACCAAACCCACCAAGGAGAGATGTGGGGCTTCTACCAAGACATGCCCTTGCACCATGAATGGATAGGAGAGGATCTACTCTGGTGTATTAGAGCTAAAAGCTTTGGCTATAAGATCTATGCCCACACTGGGGTACAAATGGAGCATCAACGCAAGTATTGGATCGGATATGAACAGCATCAAGACTTTGCTAGGTATCGCAAGGTCAGACATCAAAGTGAGGAAGCTGGATAATGGCAATCATCTCATCTCAAGTAACAGTAACTACAACCGCTGCAAGTATTGTGCCAGTGGATAATGTAAGTCAGGATGTGGCATTGCATTGTGCATCAGGTGCGCTATTCATAGGCGGTCAAGGTGTTACTGATGCAACAGGGTACAAAATGGACAATGGCGACAAGCTCAGGCTGACAATCAGAGAGGGTGAGCAGATCTATGCAATCACCTCATCTGGGACTGCATTGCTGTACATTCTAAGAAGCAAAGTAGATTAACAATATGTGCGTTTTTTACGCTTACGCGCACAGGCCGAATACGCCGCCGTTCCGCTTTTCTCTCTCCCCTGAGCGGCCATAAAAAATAACAAAAAAGTTATGCAAACAAAACAAAAAAGAAAATATTCTGCGCATTACAAAAGAATTAGAGCTTATGTTTTGTCTTTTAAGCCAAAATGTTTTTACTGCAAAAAAGCCTTTGCTACCACACTGGATCATGAGCCACCACTTGATTCCTTCCCCGCGCCTGAGCTTTGGCAAGGCAGTTTAAGACCAGCTTGCGCACATTGCAACTATTCAAGGGGGGCGATTTATGGCAACAAAAAAAGAAAAGCCATCAAAAACAGCAAAGAGTGGTAAATCCCTACATGGCGGCCATACTGCTGTCATGCTTGCAGCTTTAAAAGGCAGATCTGACATTGATGGTGTTAGGCAACAGGCTTTGATAGGTCTATCGCAAGCCTGGGATCTTATTGAAACTACTGGAATGAATACTCAAAGCATTCCAGCCATATCCAGAGAGCTGCGGGAGATCTGGGATTATTGCGGCTTGCCAGAGCAAGATGACATTTTTAAGTAAATGCCCACCCAGATGGGCTTCTGCTAGAGATGAGAACTGCCCCACTGATGGCGACAAAATGGCTATCACCGCCAAGCTCTTAGGCTATGAGCTTTTTGCCTGGCAGCAATATGTCTCAGATGTAGGTTTAGAAAAAATTGGTGATCGCTACAAATACAGAACTGTGGCAGCGCAGATCAGTCGGCAGTCTGGTAAATCAAAACTTATTGAAACTAGGATTGCTTTTGAACTATTGCAACCAAGAAGACATGTTGCCTATACCGCTCAAGATCGAAATATGGCAAAAGTCAAATGGGAAGAACATCTCTTGAGTTTTACTATGTCACCTAGGTTTGCCAAAAAGATTGCAAGAGTATCCAAGATCAATGGCAATGAAAAAATTTATATGCGCAATGGTTCTACCTATGGGATTGTAACTCCCAATGACAAAGGTGCAAGAGGTCTAAGTTTGAACTTAATGGTGATAGATGAAGCTCTGACTCACCCTTTATCCTTGATAGCAAACTTGCAACCAACACTGGCTACCAAAGCAAACGGCCAACTTTGGATTATGTCTAATGCTGGTAAGCCTGGAGAATCAGAATTGCTTGAGCATTACAGAGAACTAGGCCATAGAGAGATTGCAGATCCAACTAACAAACTTGCTTGGTTTGAATGGTCACCGCTGCAAGATGAATTTGATTATTTAGATGAATTGGTCTGGTATCAAGCGATCCCATCTTTACATGAGGACAAAGGTGTCTTGATTGAAGCTGTGAGGGAAGCTGCTGCAACAAACAGCCCAGAGATCTTTACTAAAGAATGGTTAAATGTCTGGCCAGCTAAAGATGCAGTACAGGTGATCAACACAGAGCTTTGGGATTCTCTAGCCCGCACTGATGTGGTCTTAGGCGATAAAGTGGTTTTTGGTGTTGATATATCAAGAGAAAGAGATAGGGCATCAATTGGTGTCTCTGGGATTGTAAGAGATTACACCCCAGTGGAATTGATTGAATGCAAGGAAGGCACATCTTGGGTCTTGCCTAGATTGATCGAACTGTGCAGAAAATACAAAACCAAGGTAGTTATAGATACAGGATCACCCGCAGCATCTTTGATTGCTGAGCTACAAAAGGCTGAGGTTGGTGTCATGGCAATACACCTTAGAGATTACGCAAGATCCTGTGGCTCTTTCTATGATGCAGTGCAATCAAAGACTATAAGCCATATTGATGACCCAAACTTGAGAGCTGCAATTATTGGCTCAAGCAAAAGACCTCTCGGAGACTCATGGGCTTGGAATCGTCAAAGTACAACTAACATTACTCCGTTGGTTGCTGTAACTTTGGCGCGATATGGAGTGATAACACAAACCGAAGATATACCAGTGGTAAGGAGTAAAATATACTAATGAAGACTTGGGCAAGTATCTTGCAGATTCTCGGTGCAGCAGTACTGATTGCAGGTGTCGCATTCTTTAATCCAATTTTAGGAGTAATATTAGGCGGCATATTTTTAATTGTGTTTGGCGTAGCCATGGAGATTAGGGGCAAGTAGTGCTTGGAAGATTATTGAAACGACAAATATCGCCAGGATTAGTTTATACATCCCAAGGTTATGTCGATTCACTGGGAAGAGTTGGAAGATTTTTTGAAGGCAATTGGGCAGGAGCTTATGTAGATCAGAATACAGCTCTTGGCATACCTGCTGTTTATCGCGGAATCTCTTTGATTGCAGATGCGATTGGTGCTTTAGATCTTTGCGCATATCGCAACAAAAGAGAAGTAATGCCAAAACCTGCAATATTAGTCAGACCGAATCCGGAAGAAACCAGGATGGAAACAATCAGTGCAATGGCCGCTGGTTTAATTATGCATGGCAACTACATTGCAGTGTTGGGAGAACCAGGAGCAAATGGTTTGCCTGATTCAATTTATCCAGTCGCACCAGATCGCGTACAGGTCAGCAGAGATAAAGGTCGGGTTATTTACAAAATTGATGAGAAGGTTTATGACAAATCGGAAATTTTTCATATTAAAAATTTTGTACTGCCAGGAGATATTGTAGGCAGAGGCATCTTGAGCATTGCAAAACAAGCTTTAGGCAAAGAGATTGCAATAAGTGAGTATGCATCAAGATACTTTGATGGTGGCGTAAATCCTTCTGCTGTAATCAAATCAACAAATCCAGATCTAACGCAAGAAGAAGCTGATGCATTGAAGACTGCATTTATGGCAATGTACTCATCCCGCAACCGCGCTCCAGTAGTTATGAATGCTTCTACTAGTTTTGAAGTGTTGAGCAGTAATGCAGAAGATAGCCAATTGATTCAAGCGCAGGAAGCGGGATTAACAGAAGCTGCGAACATAATTGGTTTGCCACCTTACTATCTTGGATCACCAAACAATTCCCGCACTTATTCAAATGTTGAGCAAGAAAACTTGCAATTGATCAAATGGTCAATTCAGCCAATTGCAGAAAGAATAGAAGCTGCCTTCTCAGATCTCTTGGTGAGAGGACAAACTGCAAAATTTAAATATGAAAGTTTGCTTAAGACAGATACTTTGACCCGCTATCAAGCTTATGCAACAGCATTATCTAGTGGCATCTTATCTGTTGATGAGGTAAGAGATTATGAAAATTTAGATCCAATGGATTATGAAGAAGAAGAAGTAAGTGAAGAGGTAGATACCAATGCGGAATGAAATCGAAAACAGACAATATCATGTTGATCTTGAATTAAGACTTGCTGGTGGTGATGGTCGCACCATTTATGGCATGGCTGTGCCGTACAACAAAGAGCAAAGAATTAGCAGCACTTTAACTGAAATATTTCGCAAAGGCGTTTTTGCTGATGTGCTACGCGCACCACATAGAGTCAAATTGCTAAGGGGTCATGGCGAAAATAATGTTCTGGGTCGGGCAACTCTTTTGAAAGAAACAGATGATGGTTTATATGCAGAGTTTAAAATTAGCAAAACTAGAGAAGGTGATGAAGCTTTAGAGCTTGTCAAAGATGGAGCCTTAGATCAATTAAGTATTGGATTCATGCCGATAAAAAATCGCAAAAGACCAGATGGCGTAATGGAGCGTTTAAAAGCTCATCTAGCAGAAGTCTCTTTGGTTACCTTTGGAGCTTATGGAGATGCTGCTGCAATCGCAGGAGTTAGACAGGGTGAGCCTTTATTAACTCCAAGAGCTGATGAAGCAAGAAAGATTTTAAATGCCTTACAGCATAGTAAATGACCATCCTGAGTGTGAGGGCTTTGCAGTCATCAAAGACAGCAATCGGGAAGTCTTAGGCTGTCATAAAACAAAGGCGCAAGCCGAAGAACAATTAACTGCAATCAACATTGCTGAGTATGGCATGAGAGCCTTACCTGCCAATTACAGACCCGCCTTATCTTATGATGTGCCTGAAGGTCGCGCTTGTGGCAATTGTTATTTTTATGATGAAAGCCGACAAAATGAAAAAGGTGACAAAGCTTGGTGTACCAAGTGGGAAGATTTTGTAGATGGGGCTTATTACTGCAATGCCTGGGCTGCTGCTGCGCAAGATCGGGCAGATGCACCAGCCCCAGCAAAAGATCAAGTTGAAGGTAGTGACAAAAATGAACCTGGTAGTGCTGCTGGTAAATCAGGGGATATA